CATTGTTTTCACATACTGTCTATCTTTAAGAAAGTAGCTTTCAAACCCGACTGCAAAGTATTCTCTAACAGAGGTTGAAGAATATGGACTTAAAAACAAGCCTTTTGTAAGACTAGATAATACCGGATACCCAACTTGTTTATATAAGAAATCATCAAATTGCTTAGAGAAATCAACATTATTATATTCTTGATCATCTATATTATAACCTTCTTGTTTCAATAAGTCAAGCATTCTTTTCTTTTTTCCTAAAAACTCATTTACGATATCTAAGTCTTGATATAAGCCTAGCTTGTATAGGGATTCCACAGAGTGAGCGATTTCATGAACGATGTCATCAATCATATCGTCTTCATCATCTTGAAAATTAGTGACATATATCGTGCCACTTTTGTATAAAGCATTAAGATTTCTTTTGTCAAAGTCTTCTAGATGCTCGACATATATTGAATCAATGCCGTAAACTAAGTGCTCTGGTATTGAGTTCTCTATTGTGTGAAGAACTTTTCTAATATCAACATTCTCAGGAAGCGCATCAACAATAGAAACTAACACTGTTCCGTGAAGGGTGTGTTCTTTACTATCTTTTAAGCTTCGATTATGTGATTCAAGTAAGAAGTTCTCAATATTACTTCTGTTCTTCACTTTGGGTTCCCGCTGGGGTTCTTTGAAGAATATTTTGGAGATCGGCTGGATATCCGCTGTCTACATCATGCAGAGCTTGCTGGTAGCCTCTCAGGAAATTCTCTTCCGCGACGGCCAATACAAACTCAGGAAACTCTTTTGCTAAAGTTTCCACAATCATATGTACCGTAATGTTGTCATCTTCTGGATTATGTTGCTCACCTACGTAATTCACCAACATTTCCTTAAGATTGTTCTCAGGTTCTACAACCTCTTCAAGAGTTGTTGTCGTGTCGAGATCGTTCTCTTCAAATTTAATATCTGCCATTTTTTATCCTTATAATACTTTTGCAGCTAGTGTCGCAACTTTTGAACGCTCACCTTTTCTAAGAGTGATGTGACCGGCTAAATCATATTCCTTGAACTTTTCAACAATATATGTCAGACCATTTGAAGTCTCATCTACATACACATTATCAATTTGTTCGATATCGCCAGTAAAAACGATCTTGGTTCCTTCACCAACTCTTGTAAGTATAGTCTTTATTTCATGTTTTGTTAACTGTTGAGCTTCGTCAATAATTAAAAAAGTATTTGCAATAGAACGACCTCGAATATAAGTCAAAGCTTCAACTTCAATAGTGCCGTTATCAATATAAAGATCTAATGTTCTCTTATCGCTCATAAGGAATTCTAAGTTATCTTGCATAGGCATAAGCCATGGTGCCATCTTCTCTTCCATTGTTCCCGGAAGATATCCAAGATCTTTACCCATTGGTTGAATTGGTCGAGAAACAATAATTTTTTTATAATTTTGGTGATCGTTTTCTAAAACTTGCTCAAGGCCGGCTGCGATAGACAACAAGGTCTTTCCACTACCAGCTTTACCAACCAAGCTAACCACTTGGATTTCTGGATTCATAAGGCAGTCTATTGCGAAAGCTTGTTCTTTGTTTCTAGAACGTACTCCCCAAACAGAATCATAATTAACAATCTTTTCTAATGGGTTTTCATATCCTAAAAACTTTGCAATGGCAGTTTTGTTGTTATTGGAGTTTGACACCATCATTATAAGTTGATTTGGGTGAGCTAATAACTCTTCTTCTGTAACGTCTATATCTTCGCCGTTATAGAAGCGATCAATTACCTGATCGTCGACCAAAAGCTCGGCATAGCCAGAATAAAGGTGCTCGCTATCCCTTACAACCTGATCTACAACAAAGTCTTCAGATGGTAAATCAAGAGCATCGCACTTGATACGCATGTTGATGTCTCGGGTAACAACAATAATTTGTTTCTTTGGATTATCTCTTTTCTCTGCTAAAGCCGTTGAGATAATTGTGTTGTCCGCATCGCTTTTATCCAACTCTTGTGGTAATACCGACAAGTTTTGAGGACGAGCATAAACAAGACCCCTGCCTTTATCAATACGTACGCCTTTTTTCAGACTACCCTTTGCTCGAAGCTCGTCTAACGTGCGGATAATATGGCGTGCATTCAAGCCAACGCTATCTTGGCGTTTTTTGTGTTTATCTATTTCTTCTAATACTTTTAAAGGAATTAGAATATCGTTATTGCCGAACGAGCTTATCGCAGTTGCATCGGTCAAGTAAACATTTGTATCTAGAACATAAGTTTTTTTAGGCATAATTCACCTTGGTTTATACTCTAATTAGAACAAAAAACAGTATTCTACTTGCAATAAGAACCTGAATCTTTTACGATTGGTTCGTATACGGTTTCTACTTTCCCTTCTGAGTTGTAGACAACTACATTCATCATGTAAGCTCTGTTCTCGTTTTCTTCCTTATCAAAACCAAAGGGCATATAGAAATGATTGCGATGGTTTTCGTGATCGTTTGTAACTATTTCAAGCGCGATGGCTTCTTTGGTGGCGCTGGCTTGTGAAGCACAAGAGCAAAAAGAACAAACTGCGGCGGAAGCGAGCAGTGTTGTTGTAGCGAACAAAGTGACTGAATATTTAATAAAATTAAGCATGATACCTCTCATCTCATGAGGGTATATAGTCTTTTATTTTCGATTAATCCTATTCTTTTCTAGTTAAATAAAGGAGGGTTCGTAATGTTCAGAGTTTTTTGTAAGTTTTTTGTTATACTTTTTCTTTTCACCGCTTGTGGTGCAGCTACGGCTTGTAACCACGCGCCATGGGGAGAGGATAGTGATGTAGGGGGCGTTCTGCCGAGAACATCATTTGTTAAGATAGAGAAGATTATAGAGGTAAAAATTTGTGATCCTACGGACCCCAAGGACTGCTTTACCAAAGCAATGGTATCTTCCGGTTCTGGATTCGTAATCAAAAACGATAATGATGGTTCTTATATCTTTACCGCAGGTCATGTTTGTGATGATAGTGATATAATCGCTAGATTTAAAGATGCTGGTGCGATAGTCACGAAACAAGAGTTCATCGTTATGGATATTAATAAAAATAGATTTAAGGCTAAGACAATAGCATTCACAATGTGTGAAGATATGTGCGTAGCATATGCACCCGGCTTTTATCGTCCTCCTGTTAAGGTAGCTCAACTTTCTCCTCAACAAGGAGATGGTGCTTTAAATCTAGCAGCACCTCTTGGCGTGTTCGATGATGAGATGATTCCTATCTTACATGGACATTATAGTGGTATAGCTTACGGCGGGAAAGCAATTTACACAATCCCAGCTATTGGTGGAAGTTCAGGTTCAGGAATCTTTAACAAAAATGGAGAGCTTATCGGTATGATCCACTCTGCTCACATTAGATTCCCTTTTCTTTCTCTTTCTCCAACTCACAGAGAGATTGTTGATTACATCTTAGAGCATGCCAACAGAAAAGCTTTGTTGCAAAAGTTAATGAATAACTAAACGATCTCGTCGACTAGTCCGTATTCTAAACAAGTCTCTGCATCGAACCAGACATCTCTTTTGAGAATCTCGCGAAGCTTCTTCTTTGGAATCTTTGTGTGTTTATCATAAAGACCTTTAATAACCTCCATGATAAGATCGTTGTTTTGCATTTGATCTTTCTGCTCTTCATACTTTCCCCACATTCCTGAAGAAAGTTGGTGAATTAGCATGAAAGAGTTCTTTCGAATTGCTCTTCTAGTTCCGACGATGCTCATAAGGGTGGCTGCGGAGGCCGCACAACCCTCTACAAGCGTACAAACAGGCACATTTGATGCTTGGATGGTGTCAACGGCAGAAAGGCCGGCAAACACGCTTCCTCCAAAGCTATTAATGTGAAGGTAAATGTTTCCGGGCACTTTTGTTTTCAAAAGGTTCGTTTGGTTAACAAGGTTGGTTCCTAAACTATTAATATTCTTGTTTAATTCCAAAATCTTCGGTCGACTAACCTCTGAATAAAAATAGATGGTGTTGTTAACAACGTCAACAATATGATCTTTGTCTCTTGTCACATTTGTGGGTGATGTGGTATGAGCAGATAGCGGTGGGGGCGTCGGGGTAACCTTTCTACGTCCCGCTGCCCAAAAATAATCTTCGTCCAAAATTAACTCCTTAGTTTATTGTAGTAAAAGCAGTATTGCTAACAATATGCTTGATAGTAGGTATGTATAGAAATAGAATTTATCTAATTTCCTATCAAAACATTTCATTGCGTGCTTTTTTAAGAATACCATTCCCACAAGAAGTGGCAGGGCCATGGCCATATTGTTGCTAGCTATACAAAGAAGTAAAGCAGACGCAATCAGTATTGTTATAATTGCTTCTAGTTCTGCCGGTAAGCATGGTTTCTCATTTTTCATATTATTAGTATACACTAATTTCAGAACAAGTTAAGAAGAAAACTTCACACATGAGGCTCTGTTACTTTTTTTACGAGAAACATCTTCCAGTCTGGATGAAGAATTTTTGATGGATACAATCCATAATATAAATCATACAGCGGCTTAGCTGGTTTGCTTAAAAGCTTCATATCGATCTGAGATAATAGATTGTTGTTTTTTTTGTTATTACATTTATAACAAGCTGTCACACAATTCTCATAAGTCGTCTCTCCGCCTTTTGAAACTGGTATAATGTGGTCGATTGTTGTGTTTTTCTTTGAGGGAGACTTACCGCAGTATTGGCATGTGTAATTGTCCCTACGTTTGACCATTGCTTTTGAAAAGTTAACTTTCTTTCGGAAATAGTGAACTCGGGTTTTCAGTCTTAAGGTCGATGGAAGAGAGATAGTGCCATCGATTGACCTGATCACCATATCTTCCCATTCGGATACAATATCTACTTTTCCTCGGTACATCAATTTTAAGGCTCGGCTCCAATTTACAAACCGGAGCGCACGATAATCAGAATTTAAAAGTAGTATTTTCCGATCATCTATCATATTCAGTAATTATACCATAAATTACCAAGCTTTACAGGACCAATATCTAGCCTTCCATTTTGGACCCGGATTGTCACAATTGTGTCGTGCTCTAAAAGACTTACGTCGTTTTGGGTTTGATTTCTTGATTCTCATATTTGGATCACCAAAATTAACCTTAACGACATTACCTTTTGCGTTTTTTACATAAACCTTAGATTTCTTTACATCGCCTCTCATTGGCTTATTTAAAGTAACCTTTCGGCCTTGATATTCTGCTTCTTCGATTACATCATCCCAAAATTCAAGGTCTTCTGCAACTGAGCCGTCCTCATAAGTTGCGTCTGTGATGTGATAATACTCTTCTTCTAAACCCATCTTCTCTTCTCTGCGATCAGATAAAGAGCTTGCAGCTTGCATTAAAAGATTCTCGTAAGCCTCTTGTTGAACAGGGCTTAATGTGTTGTGAGTTTGTGATAGACTCTGGGCTGTTTCACGAATCATGTTGTTAAATGCCGTAGCTTCATCTTCTGGTGTTGTTTCTGATAAGCTATTTTTTAACTCTTCGCGGATTAATTCTCTAATTCTTGCTTTGGTGATTTTCATTTCTTTTTACCCCACTTCTTTCCTTTGCCTTTTGAATCGCAGGCTGCTGGTGTTGGCCGGCAGGAAGGATATTTTGCTCTCTTTTCGCCTTCTTTTCTCCCACAAGATTTACAAGTCTTTTTTCCTGTTTTCTTGTCTTTTCGACAAGTGTTACAATCCACCCATCCTTTTGACTTGCCTTTTCCGCCTTGTCGAGAGAACCATTTATGAAGACCCTCTTTCTCTTTTAAAAAAGATTCAAGTTCTTCTTCGATGATTTCTCTAAGTCGACTTTCGCTAACGCCTTTCCAAATTTTACCTTGTCGACACCTCACAACTGCTCCTGAAGCATATGCGGATGGCCAAACATCATACTTACGTTTTGCAATACGAGTGCATCGGTCGTCTTTCTTTTCTTCTAGATCAATACCCAGTTCTTCTGCGTCTTCTTCTCTGTCCTCGCGACTGGAAGCTTGATATTGTTCGTCTTCTTCTTGAAGACCACTAGTGTTTTTCTCTTGCCACTCGTTTGACGTCTTGTCCTCGGAGATAGGACCGCCGGCTGCCCAAGTATAACATGATCTTGCTGAGTGGCATTTAAAGTGATGCATCCAGCAGTAACCAAGCTTTCCTTCTGCGTCCTCAATTGGTTCAGACACTGGTCCCGGAAGGCACTCAAGCATTCTGGGAGATATATCAAAAGCGATACAATTACCGCAACGAGATTTCTTTGCAACCTCTGGATCAGTATTCCAATGTTCGGCTGCATTTGTCCAATATTCTTGATCATCTAAGTTCAAAGGACCATACTGAATATGTTCGGCCTGAATTGCAGCGTCTCTGTTCTTTGTATTGAGTTCTAAGTCTTGTGTGGCCGGGGGGCAGGGAAGCTTTCCTGATTGTTCCACTACTTTTCGCCAACTTTCGAGTAACTTCTTCATAACTTTAAGTAGTTCAAACTACTTGATAATTCTTTTCAACTCTGTTTTTTTCCAGCAAAAGATCTTTCATTTTGAATAGTCCGATCTCTTTGTGTTTGCATTCGAGCATAACATCGACATCGTGGCCGAACGTATTAACAGGAAGCCAGTACGAATCAGAATGAGCATTAGGGCGAATTTTTGGATCGTTTTGTTCATCAGGTCTAGATTGTGAATAGTGTACTACGGGCTTGACGTCGCCCCAAGTCTTGACAGCTAAAGACAAAGCTTCTTTGTTAGTCAAATCGCCAGTGCAAAATAAATGATGATGAAGATCATGCACAACGGGAATTCCGATGCGCGTATATACATCTTCGCAAAGTTCACGAGTTGAATAGAGAGAGGCTTTGTCGTCGTTCTCAACAGTCAACCTAGATTGGACTGCTGGGGATAGACGTTCAAAGTTGCGACAAAAGTTGTCGACAGCCATAGGCTTATCATTATAATGCGCTCCGACATGAATGTTAAGCTTGTTGAACGGTGTACGGGACAAACCAAGCATGTCAAAGACCTCTCCGTGTGTTTCTAAGTCTTTGATAGTATTGATTACAACCCGCTCGGAAGGGGAAGTAAGTTTGTTGAATGGACCGGGATGACTAGTGATACGATGGCCGTGGTCTTCGATATAATCGCCGGCGTCTTGAAGTACACCACAGATCTCTTCATAATCTGGAAGATCTGACAATCTGTATTCTGACGACCATGGAAACAGATCCGAGGATATCCTGAAGAACCGAATGTTACGACGCTCATTCCACTGAAGGATCTTAATAAGATCTTTGCAGTTGGCTAAAGCTAGCTCAGAGGCGTATTTAAGCCCTCTGGCTTTGAAGGTACGCTTGATCATTGAGCGATTGGTAGTAACGCGCTTGGCTTTGGGCGCATTGGATAGTTCCATGTTGATACATGCATAGCCTAAGTTATGTTCTTTCATAGTAATACTCTATCAGTTTAGAAGTTAAAAGTCAAGTTATTTTTCAGATTGGTAAAAGAGTGAGAGATATATCGATATACTGAGACAAGTTGTCCAAAAAAGTATCTCGTCTGCGTTCATTCGCATTTACCCCTTATATAACTAGGAGCCTCCTATAGGATTCGAACCTACGACCTGATGATTACAAATCAACTGCTCTACCAACTGAGCTAAGGAGGCTTGGTTTAAATTGTTCTTCGGTGTAAGTCTAAAAATGGAGAAGGCGAGGGTGCCGAAAGAATTTGTTGTGCTACCTTCTCTACAATTTCGGCCCTAGAATCCTTGTTATCTCTTTCTTGATCCCATGGTACCTCGATAATATTGACTCCTTGATTTCTTAAGACATTAATCATATTGACATTCTCTTCATATAAATTGTAAAGATAGCCTACATCGATTGTTGTCTCGCATTTCCTACCGGTTTCCTTCTCCATTCTTGCCTTGATTCTGTCAATAGCGACAATGGGGTTTACCATCAGATGCACACAAAAATTTGGAAGAAGCACGGTGGAAGTCATTGAGTGATATATGTTTCTATAAGTCTCAAACTCGTTTTCACTCATAGAGCCGTTCTTAATCTGAAGTCTGGCAAAGGCTGTATCTCCAAAATAAGATCGATCCAGCACAGCATTGCCGTTTCCGTTGATCGAGTGCCACTGCGCATTTAAGTGCATCTTATACCGAGCTTGAAGAAGATGAACCTGCATCGTAAACGCCCATCGGCTTTGATTTTCATAAAAGGAGGATAGATAAGGGTTGGCGTTATCTTTCTCGTCAGGTTCAAGGAGCAACAACGTGTCCTCCCCAAGTGCTTGACTTAATTCTTTAGAGAAGGTGCTTTTACCCGCTCCGATGATTCCTTCGACAATAGTAACCTTTCCACAATTCATTTTTTTCCTTTTAATTTAAATGAGTAGCACCCTCTATTGGATTCGAACCAATGACCTACGGATTAGAAGTCCGTTGCTCTATCCAACTGAGCTAAGAGGGCATGCTACTATACTAACACACCTACACAGCATTTGTCAAGTATCTTCTTAACAGGAACAGGCCCCACAATAGCAAGGAGCATTGGGGCATTTAAGTTCTTTATCTTGTATATACTGTTCAATAGTATAAGGATGATCAACCGCATTTCGGTTGTGACCACATACTAAGCGCCACCAAGCATTGAAGGTTTCCTTGTGGCATTTATTTTTGATTATATGATAAAGAGGACTTTGATTTCTTGGATCAACAAAGCTTTTGTAGATTTCTGCGGCTTTTTGAATTTCCTTATTGGTTAATTTAGGTTTAGCTTCTTCCCATGGGTTAGGTGCTGACCGCACCTCATCAAACCAATCAGTTACCTTGTTGTTCTTCATTCTTAAGTTTCCTCGATTTTACAACAAACTTATCATTCTCGCGTCTTCTGACTTTAGCTTGATGAGTACCTTCTGTAATGATTCTCGTGCGTTCACTATCAGCTTCTTCAAACGAAACAAATTTACGACTGACCGTCCATGGACGACCTTGCTTCCTTACTTCTGGTTCTGCTTCTACTTCCATTCTAAGCCACTCATTGACATGATTGCAATAAGGCCGGGAAGACCTTCCTTTATATATACTCCAGAAAAGAGAGTCTTTGTTCTACCACCGACATATGCAGTCGCAGCGTCGATATGTTTACTAATTTCTGGATCATTTGCCATTTCTGGTGTGATTACAAAAAGAATCGAGCCAGTATCTGGCTTTCCTCGTGGCACTGGACAAGGAGAACGCTTAATACAGTTCTGGAATATCGAAGCCCCAAGATTTGAGTCTGAGGGGTCTGTGACCAAAGTTGTACCAAGTATCATTCTCTTCTTTGTCATAAGACATTTCTCAAGATCTTTCGAATCAAACGTCTGAATTGGAGAAGTCTCAGAGGATAATTTAAAAACTTGAGCTAGCATCTTAGCAAAAGCGGTGTTCGCTGCGGGATAAAGATTGAGCATGCCAACTTTACCTCTGAGCATTTGAACTTGCTTTTCATTACTAAGAGCGATGTGAGGGAGTGCAGAAACGTCCTTAAGCAATGAATTTGCATTTTCATTAATTGTATCGTTAAGTGATTCTTGTGCGGTCGGAACTGTTACTACATAAACAACAGTGCCTGTTGCTTGTACTGATTTAAGATATCTTGCGAAGACATCCTTTAATGCTCCAGAAGCAGAACCGGTACCACCGCCGCCTCCGGCCAGAACGAAAAGCCAATCAACCTTTCCAAGTTTTGTGCGCAATGCATCCTCAACTACAGTTCCATTGTCTTTAAGAACTTTCTTTCCAAAGTTAACATCCTTACCAACACCATCTGAATCAGGAATCAACACAAGGTGCTGAGCTTCTACGCCTTCAGGTTGGTCTTTCTCTGTGGTATTAACCAACAGAGTCTTGCTAAATCCAATATCGATAAAAGCTTTTGCAAGCTTCCCGCCTCCGCCTCCAATGCCGACGAAGCCAACATTTAAAGCTGATATAGCTGTATTTTCAGGTAATAAATCACCACCGGTCTGCTCAACCTCTGCACCGTAATGATCTACGAAATCAAAATCACTCATTTTTTCTTTTCTCCATATAAAAAGCGCTGAACAGCCCAAACCCTCTGTCAGCAAAGTCCACCCTTAGGGTTCAATTCACTAATAATAACCTATTTTTAAAATTAATTTAAGTATATATCTATGAGTTGGCTTTTCTCTCGCTCCAAAGCCATACTAGCCTCTCTTCACATTTCGCATTACAATAGCTGGATTTCGTTAGAGACAATGAAAACCGACATTTGAAGGATACTCATAGAAAGATGTCCAACGACTTGCGTCTCCTTTCTTCAGGACATAAAAATATAACTAATTCATTTACTTTCCTCAATTTGTTTACATAATAATATAGCTTAAAAAAAAGTTAAAGTCAATCTTTTTCTTCGAAGTAAGATTCGATCTGATATTTTTTAACCAGTTGATTAAACCTATTTTTATCTAATCCAAGAAATCTAGCAGCCTCCATCTTAGTTGATGTAGCTGAGTATGCATACTTTAAAACAGCATCGTTAGTAATGTTTTTTAGAGAATACCAAATTGGTAAACCATAAAGCATACCTCCAGCCGCTTTAGCTGCTAATTCTAGTTTCAGACCAATGACTTCTTCAAGACTTAAGTTATTTAACATAACTTCAAACTCGTCAGTACTTTTACTTTGTTTTTGAAGTTTTTTACTTAAAGAAGACTGTCTGTTTTTTCCTTGAGTCTTTTTATTCAATTTACTTTGTTTATTAAAGCTAACCAAGTTAACCAGTAGTTAATAGATAGGGTAGCATATATTTTAAATTTTGTTAAGACCTATAGATTAAGATCATCACTGAAATCAGGCGTCTCTTCAGGTTCATTTGCTGGCTCTGGTACGCTAGGTTCTGGTAATTCTTGCTGAAGTTCATCTTCAAACTTTTTGAAATAAAGATCCAAATTAATTAAAAGATAGTCGTAAAAGATATCACGATCCTCAGGAGTATCAAGTTTCTCGTAACCTTTCATGATTTGATTTTCAATTCTTTTGAATGCGTCATAAGCAAAGTTTCTACCAGTTTTATCTTCACCCTCAATTCCGAATTCATCCTCAGGAGATACTTCAATCTCTTGCTCAGCGTCTGGTCTAACATCGATAAAAGCTTCGTCTTCTTCATCACCAACTTCAATATCAATCTCTTGCTCAGCAATAGGATCTTCGACAACACCGTCTTCTTCTGGGCCAACTCTTTCTGTAGCTAACAGATTCTTAACAGCGTTAAGGATATGATTTTTAAAAGAAGTTCTCTGCTCAGTACTGGTGGTGAGTTGTTTAAACTCTTCTTCGAGAATCTTAATAATTTCTTTAAGCACCTTCTCAAGCTGGTTTCTACCAGTCATCTTCTCAGGTACTCCTGCTCCAACTGTTGTCTCAGAAATAAGATTACGAATCACTTGACGAAGTTTAGCTTCTTCAAGAAGTTGTTCTTTCATTCCAGCATCTCTTTTTTCTTTGACGATATTGATTGCTTTTCTAATTTGTTTTCTGAGCATTTGCTCTTGAGCGAAATTAAGTCTATCGATTTCCATTATATTGCTCCATTTTGCCTTAATAAATAGTTCATAACACCCTCAATAAGCTCAGCTTCTTCTTCTAAAGTGTGAGATTTCTTTTTCTCATCTTCATTTTCTTTTTCAACATCTGAGCCCGGGAAGGTTGCCGCTGCATGGCCGGCTACATTACCTCCAGCCATTGAAGATACTTCTTCCATGTTTTTTTCTACATCGATTTGCTTTTCATCATCTAGGATATAATCCCCATTTTTATGAAGACCAACATCTTGCATTCCTTTGATAGCGTTCTTGATTTTCTCTTCACTACTTTTGGTGTGATCTTCGAGAGCACCCATTCCTGCGGCACCGCCTTCATCTTTGAGAGCTTTTCTTATTTTACTCTCAAGATTCTCCTCAGCTTCTTTTGCCAAAAATGCATTTGAAACTTTTGGTCGTTTATTTGGGAAAGAGGATCCCGGATCTTGAGGTCCGCCATCTAAATAAACAGAATGAGCCTTCTTAAGATGTTTTTTCATTTTCTTTTGAAATTCAGATTCAACTAACTTAATAAGTTTTTGTTCTAAAGTCATCTCAGCCGGCCCACCTTCGCTGATTCCAAACAGTCTGATTATTTCATCTTGATATTGGAGGACATGTTTTGGGAGGAACGAAAGAAGCGCATCGATGTTTTGGGCCTTTGCAGCCTGTCTCATGTTCGTAGCGTTTAATTGCTCTTTTGGATCAAAAGCATATTCCATTGGGTTCATAACTCTCACGCCTTCTTTTGCATAAGCCTGAACGTCGCGAGCAAAACGAGCTTGATCTCCACCTTTTGTGCTTGCGCCGAGAATAACACATTCGTTACCTTTCAGATTTCCATCATCACCGGTGAATTCGTAAGCCGCTCTAACAGGAGATCTCATTGAAGATACCACAACTGTTACATTTGGAAGATTGCTTGTGTACATGTCCCAAAGTGCTTTCGACTGAGCTACTCCAACATCAGCTTGAGTTTCCGCGTCAAAGCCTTTTCTTTCACTTGCAGCTAATGGAGAAATCAAAACAAACACTTTTCCAGCAGAGCCAACAATACTACTATAATGTTCTATCATATCGTAGTGTCCACGGTGCGGAGGCTTGAAGGCTCCCGGAATTACAGCGATAAGTTCATCGCAGAGGTCAAGATCGGCCTCATAGAGGCCCTCAGAGGCCCCCTCTTCGTCCAAAGCCTGCAAAGCAGGAACATTCCCTCTTCCATACCGGAAAAGCCCTAAGATTTGATTTGCGGGCGCAAAGTTACCTGTGAACTTATAAGTCTTTCCATTATAATCAAACACAAAACCTTCAACTGCAGTAGAGATCCCTTCAATGCTTTTGAGTTTTCTCATCTGCAGTTGAAGAATTTTGAGTGCTTCTACGTTATCAGAAGCTTCAATTGCCCGAATTGCTTGTGAAACTTTGTTTCTAAGTCTAATCACCTCCTTGGTGTTGTCTAGAATAAAGGCACTGTGCAGTCCCTTGAGCATTTCTACGGCAAAATCATGAATAATGTCCTCAATTTGGAGGGTTGAGTTCTTTAAAAGGTCTTTTGAGCTTTTAACGATACCTCTTACAATCTCCTTACTTTCACGGTCTAGACCCTTTACAACTTGGTTAAAACCGACTCCTTTGACGCCAAATATGCGTTTTATGAGCAATTTCTTGTTTTTTTCGGGTAATTCGACCTGTTTTTCGATAAAAGGGACGATTTTTGCGATAATATAGTCAGAAATCGTCTGTCTATCGCTAATTCCGTACTTATTTATCTCTTTTTCGAGTCTCTCAACAGCAACGTTCAAAGCTCTGTCATCATCAAGACCTCTGAGGCGTTTAATGGCATTTCTCTGGACGTTATACTCTTCTTTTTCAATTGCGGACTGCATTTGATTTAAAGCTCTGTCCAAAGCTCGCACGTTCTTCGACACATCAATATCTTTTATAGTTCCGGACTCTCTATCAAACTCGGCGTGACCTACTTGATGAATATTAAGAGTTTTTGTATCATAATTGATTATATTTGCAGTTCTAGGATCCTGAATCTCTGCATTATAATATATATCCGCATTCGGACCAAATATTGCCATTTGAGCTTCCGGATCAAGTGACTGAACCGCCTTTTCAAATGTTTTAAATGAATCAACAAATGCGGACTCCAGCGCCCCGCGACCAGCAAACTTCTGAGCCAACTCTTCAGCGGTCATTCCGCCGGATTTGATATTGCCTTTATTTCTAGCGGCTTTGGCTCTTCCGGTTTGCACGGAATAAGAAATAAACAGATTTTGACCGTCTGTCTTTTCGGTACCTTCTAACTCACCATTGGAAGCCATGGCGAAAACATCTTTGATCTCTTTGAATGTTAGCTCTGGATCTTCGTGCAGATGCGACATATGTCCAGCTACTCCACCCATTTAAATTATCCCTCTGTTGTTTCCGTTACGGTTTCCGTTATAGTATTGGTTTTCGCTTTAGCTTTTTTTGTAGTGGAAGCTTTGGCTTTTTTTATAGTACCGGCACGAACAGTTTTTGTTTGTGTTGCTTCAATACTAGTCACCTTTGCTTCAAGGCGACCTACCTTCTCTGTCTCACGACTCAAAAGTACCTGCAGATTCTCAATTGTTTGAGTGAGAGCCTCGATCTCTTGCGTCATACCTTGCACATCGCCTGCTTTAAGCAGAGCCATCTTTGCAGCCTTACGTTTACCCATAATTACCTCTTCTTTGTGTATTCTTTTAAAAGCTTTCCGTAGAGTGAACCATTGTACCATTCTTTAATAGGGGTTTCTGTAACTTCCTCTTCGGTTTTCTCTGTGATCTCCTCAGTTGTTTCTTCAACAACCTCTTCGGATGCTTCTTCTTCCTCTTCGTCATCTCTTTTCATAGGATGACCGTGACCTTCAGCCAAGGAAGCGTTTGTCACTTGGATGTCTTCGAATGCAACACCTTCAAGGATGGTGCCATCTTCTAACTTCATATCATAATGAGTTACGCGACCAATCTCTTCGTTATAATTGTGGCTAATTGCTTCTGCCATCTTTGTGGCTCCATCGTGATTTACGCCACCATGGTGAACACAGTAGTGATTAGGAGCAAAGATACCATTAATAGTCATAGGAATTTCACCATTTTCATTAAGGTTTTCCTCAACGTCATCAGCCGCGTCTTTCATCGACTCTTCTGTATCGCCGTCTTTGTCAAGATCAAGAAAGTCTGGTTTAGCACCTTCTTCAATTTCTTCGTTCTCCTCGGCAACAGTGCTTTCATTTTCTGCAACTGTCTGCTCTGGTGTGTCTGTTGTGGTTTGCTCTCCAAGAGCTTTTTCAATTGCTTCCTTAATAACTGCGCGAAGCTTTTCTTCGTTGAGGTTCATCGTTTTTTTCTCCTTGATGTTTCTTTGATTTTCCCAATCTCGGAAGGTCATGTCCATATAGGCTTCCTCTTCCATCTCTCTTAAATAGGGATCAGATTGCGCATATCCCTCTTCTGTTGGTCCTAAATTCTCAAATTTTCCTTGACAATTCTGTTTATGGTGCACTAATTCGTGATTTAAAGAGCGCATAATGTCCTTGGGGTGACGATTATCTACATATATTGTAACAGAAGAATCAGAAGGATTATAGTGTGCTGTTTTTCCTAAAGGATTCGCAGCATTATCTAAATCAGATTCAAAAATAATAGCTGGATCATTACTGAACCCCATTGCATCTTTAGCATAAGGGTAGTATTCATTCACCAACGAAGTCAATTGAGAAAGATCATAATTTGAGTTATTTTTGATTATAGAACTCATTTCCCTAATAAGTAGTTGTTAAAACAGTATAAGTCTATTTAACTGGACAGTGAAAAGCTGCCGCCGGCCATGGTAAGACTCGCGCCTTTTAGATTAAACTTTTCACTGACTGGGGTAGCGGCGGCTGTAAACTTAATTGCGCCCATACTTGGCGGGTCTGGAAAAGAGCCGCTGTTGACATCAAAGACTACGCCAGTTGCGCCGATACTAGCTCGCGCAGGAGCAATACCAGTCAACTTTGCGGGAGAGTCTGTTGTTAAAGAAAAATCTTTGCCGGATCGGTCAGTATAAGCAGGGTCATCTAATTTACAGTTGTTTCGTGTGTCGCCAGATGCAAAAAAGTTTCCTGATACAGTAGTATTGTTAAACGCAAGACAGTTATCCACTTCCGCACTGTTGAACACGTCATAGAATCTATATGATGAGTTGACCGCACAGTTACTTACAATACAGTTACGTATATCAGCTTTACCAGATGCGATTACGTGACGACCGGTCGTGCAGTTGTCGACTGTGATGTGCCTTAATAACCCAAAGTTTGAACTATTCCCAATATATTTAACAGCTTCAAAGTCAAAAGTGCAATCATGAATCAAAATAGATTCAAAAATGCTAGTGTCATTTGGTGGACCGACAAGGGCAGATGTGCAATCTAAATTTTTAAACGTACATCTTTTAACCCAATTTGAATATCGGTCGCGACCAGATCCACCCGGGTCAACACAAACAGAGTCAGTGTCCGTACAATTGTCAAAGGTGCAATCTTCGACGCGGGCGTTGTGAGTTTGAGTAGGAACCTCAATAGTAGAGTCAGTTGTCTGACCAGAGACTTGTGAAGATGTAAAGTAAAAACCACGAACTGTGCTATAATGTGATAAGTAAGCTCCTCGCGTTTTACCATTACAATCCAGTATAACCGTGTGTGGACCAGCAGCGACGATAGTTGAACCATACTTGTTTCCCTGCATCGTATTGATTGTGTTAGAATTATATGATGCGTGTTTTCCATAATATGTAGCATCGCCTGATGCACTAGAATAAACATTGATTAAATTTTGGTCCCACCCGTCTCCGAAAGATACAGAGCAAGCTTGAATCGCTGCGTTGATCGATGCAAAAGAGGCATCGAAAGAATTCGAGCCATCATTAGAGTCACTACCAGTTGGGGTTACATGAAAAGTTGCCATGAGTATAATTACTCGTCAGAAACAGAACAGGCAGTATCTTCAAGAACTTGCATTAAATGATTGAACATAACGGAGGCGTCCGGTGTGATTTGATACCACTCTCCTACGTCACCAGCGGTAGTGAGAGCTTGCCAGCCAGCAGGCCATTGTGTCCATGACCCATTAATATATTTAGAAGCGTCGAATACCTTTGTTCCTTCCGGAGAGAATACAAAAACTTTCAGATCTTCTGTTCCATTAATAGCGCTAACTACAATCTCTTGTGATATCGCATCACCTTTTGTGGTCGACCCTCCGGGCGGTGCTAAGAACGATTGCCCCATCTCGTCAGTAAACACAACTATAACTCTACTTGCATCTTCTCTCCAGTTCACTTCCCATGCGGCAATGACAGGATCGGATATGTTAGAGTATCTCCACTGAAGGTCCGATACTTGATATTCAAGCATTGTCGGATCACAGACATTTAATAGAGATAGATATATAGCGTCATAAAGCGGCTCTAGACCACCGTTAAGAGGCGTATTATCGATATCTTGGACAGCAGCTAAGAAATTACTAAAAGGCCCCATATTGGTCTTAAGGTGAAGTTTTTCTTTATACACTGTGGTATTATGGGTTGGACCGACAACGAGAGCCCAATTAATATTAGGCTCGTCTTGATAAGATAAAGAGAAAGAAGTTAGCGCAGAGATAACCGCATCGATCTCATCCATCATAGAACCAGATAAGTCGATAACAAATAAGATATCAGTTTCGCTAAGCTCTTCTTCTATCACTCCGTCACAGTCGTCGTCCTTTCCGTTACAGATCTCCTCTTTTGGAATTACTTCACCGTCACAGTAATCCTCCATGAATATCTGACCGCCTCCCATGTCGACAAGAGTGCCCCAGTTTCCAGCGTAACATGTTAACTCACCAGCGATACACTCACCAACGTCTAAAGTTTCAGGAGGGCCATTATAACAAGCTTTAGCTAAGTCCTCATCAATCAAGAAGTTACAATTGTCATCCCAGTTGTTACAAATTTCTGGAAAAACCATTCCCTTTAAAGGGTCGCATGGTTGTAAATTAAAAATAGAACAAGCAGTCTTACATTCTGACATTGTAAATTCAGTGCATTCTTCATTTGCACATTCGCAAGATTTATATCCTTGGCCGCAGATTAAAGGAGGTTCCATACACGGAATTAAAATCCCAACATCTTGGATACTGCACTCGCAATCGATTCCGTCATCAACTAATCCGTTGCAATCATCGTCTTCGCCGTTGCATATCTCTGGCCATGGCAGTTTGGCTGTGCAAGAAGCCCAAACACCAAAAACACAAGTTTCATATCCGACGCCGCATACAGTTTCGCATTCTTGCAGCAAGTCCTCATCAGTGTTCCCGTCACAATCATTGTCTAGAGTATCACAAACCTCTTCTGGTACTGTGCCACATTCATCACAAGCGTTTCTCTGGCCTTCGTCAATCTCTCCATCACAGTCATTATCAATCCAATCGCAGACTTCTTCGCCCGGACCCTCAGCTTCACATATAAGTTCCCCATCCACACAATAGGCAGGTCCATTCCCGCACTCGGTTTCACATGTATAAACACCTTCATCGATTTCACCATCACAGTCATTGTCTTTACCGTCGCAGATCTCTTCTGTACAGGGGCTACAATCTGTAACCTGAACTTTACCTTTATCACAGTATACATCTAAGATACCCGGACTGCCGTCAGGCATTTGACATGGCTGATTATTGACAATCATAGGATCTAGAGGATCGCAATCATGTTTCCATTTGCAATTTGCTATATCAATAATGGCGTTACCATCGCAAACATCCATCCAAGCTTCCGCAATCCAATACTCAGTATAAGGAGGGCATCTCAAAAATACTTTTGTTAGACAACTATCTTTGTACTCTGCTGTGAAATCAGCTAATGGGTCGTGAATTGGGATGTCAAGTAACGTAAATACATCAGGTATTGGCGGAGGCAACGTTTGAGTGTCCTCTAATGGCTGTTTTGTCGGCGAAGGGGCGAAATCCATCGTCCCACAGGCCGAAATTAAGAAAAACAGCAAATATTTCAAGGTTTTATACATCTATATTAGTAACTATAGGAGTTCTATACAAAAGTAGGATAAAAGTAACAAATAAGCTCCAACGGATATTTTTAGACCTAATTGTGCTGTTTTTTCAGCCCTAAGAGTCCAAAAAACATAACAAGCTCCAAAAACAGCCGCAAACTTGACCAAAATGAACCATAATACGTGTTTTTCTAAGAAAAACGCCATAATAGGGTTAATTTCCTCAGCAATGCCAGCGTTTATGGACATAATTGTAACAGAAGCGTCCATAATGTTTAAGACAACCAAAAGATATATAAGTGTTATTATTCTTCGGTTGGACATTCTTCATCCACCAAGTCAATTACGATCACTTTCGATTCTTCTTCGACTTTTGTCTTTTTTTGGAGAGGTTTAGGTTTTCTAATCTGTAAAAATGGACGTTTTTGTTCGTTTGCCACTTTTGGCTTCTTAAATTCTCTTAAGAATTTCAAAAAATCCCACATACAGTTATCCTCTAAAAATAACTAGTGGAAAAAGTTGCTTATTTTACCATTTTATCATTATACTGAATAAATTCACTCCCATGGGACTCAAAATAACCCTCATTCTAGGCGATCTAAACTGCAAAACAAACCTTTGGCCATCATACTCCTGCAAAGACGTTGGTTTATACGGTCCAGCCGTGTTTCCAGCTATGTACCAAAGGAATTGTTTTAAATTCTGGTAGTCTACATGGATAAGATACTCTGGAATCTGATTATTATTGGCTGTAGCTTCAATTCTGTAGTGATTTCCAAAAATTGCATGCAAAATTTGAATCTCTCCTTCCATTTGTCGATGTAAATTAGAAACATGAGAGTCGTATGGTTGGGGTTGGTTCAAATCATGGAAGAGTTGATCAGCTTCTTCATCAAATTCTCCTTCTGCTTGGAACGGACTACGCCAGACAAAGCCTGAATGAGTTCGAGAATAAACATCTGCAAAGCGTTTTGCCATATTTTCAACAATTCTTGCCGATTTTCTGTCATTTCGTAAGAATCTCCTTAAAGACGTCCTGTAATTTTCAGGTGCCGACACATGTCTTTTGCTTTTTTCAAGGATTGTTACAAAACTTGGAGCAAAAAGCATAAAAGGACTACACGAGCTTTTAATGAACTGTGCAGAATGACTTTGACAACCATAGTTTTCAGAGATTCTTCTGAAAATTGAAGATGATTTTGCTAATTTCGGTGAAAACTTTGTAGTTCGATACATCAGTGCTGCAGAAACAAAGGGATCTATCTTGTATTTCCTAGCTTGTTTAAGTGTAGCAATGCATGCAGAGTACGAAGTATTGAAATCTGCGTCTAATTCTAAGTGCGCTGACCTTCCGTGGGGATCTTGGCCCGAAGATTCTGGTGCTAACAGCGCCGCACACAAGGACAGGACTTTAATCATCATCCGTTTCTGTAGTTTCTACAGCTTCAGTGTCGTCTGTTGTGTCTGTACCCGTCTCAACAAGGCTCTCAGGCGTCGTTTGCGAGCCGTTTAAGAAAGATACGGCGTCAGACAGCAGACTAGCTTCTTCAAGCTGGAAAGCGCCCCTCTGTTGAGCTAGCTGAACCCCTTGAATTAGCAAGGAAACTGCTTCGTTTGATGTATTCACGACTGACATTATATACTCCTATTTGTTAGTGTAGTATAATTTTAGTTTATTTTGTCAAACTTGTTAAGGGTTCTTCGGTCAAACTGATGAACATTATCTTGCTGTCCTTCTCTTCTATCGTAAATAACCTTAACGTTCTTGTCGTATTCAAATATTTTAGATATCACTTCGGCTAAACCTTTGTGACTTTTAGAAACAACGAAATAATCCATCACTTTGCGTCCCCTATATTAGAAAGATTGCATTGATCTGGTAAAATTAGTCTTACAATCTTTATTAGACACCATACATAGTATCTCTTTAGGGTTAAATCCTATGATTATTTTACTTTTTATAATAAAAAGGGGAACAGCGTTGAGTTTTTCAAGATCTACACCTGTTTTTATAGCTAAATCGGTTAATTCTTTAAAATCTTTAGCTTTATTCGGGTCTTTTTCAATAAATTTAATATTATTATCCCTCATAAACGCTTTTGCTGTCTTGCACCAATGGCACCACTCTGTAGAATAGAGAATAACAATGACTTCTTCTTGTTTTTCTACTTGAGATGTCCCTTTTGTGCGAATTGTGCTGTCTATTGCTGCGCAAGCAAAGAGCAGAGTCAACATAACGAGTGTCGCAAGGACTCTTTCTTTGAAAAAGCGCATTTTCATTTGAAAACTCTGTCTCGGGCTGTTTTATTAAGGTAAGGGCCAAGAAAGTTTCTTTTTAGCTTCAAAAGTCTTTGAAACTTAACCTCTTGCC